CACCAGACGATACCGATCTGGTAAAGGATGGCGCACTTGCTATCCGTACTTTGGGTTCATCTATTGATACAACCACCAAAGCCCTTAACCCATCAACTACTTTCGGCTGACAAAAAAACGGCCCCCTTTAGAATAATTGCATCGAGAACACGCTGCACATAAGTTCTCATCATTATCCAGACCGCCTAAACGTCTTGGAATAACATGATCTACTGTATCAGCCTCTTGTCCACAATACTGGCATATAAATCCATCCCTACGCAGTATGCGTTCTCTAGTCTTACGCCATGTTCTTGTGCCTACTCCTGGCTTAGCCATCAATACCAGCCTCGTTTCTTATGAAAGGCGAGCGCATTACATGCAGTTAAATGTCTGTCCTTAATATATTTCAAACCTTGATCAATCTGGTAAAACGGATCTTTACTCTTTAGGTTTAGCAGTTGAGGTATTCCGTATGCACTGCTCTTAGGATTCTTGGCCTTGTAGTTCCATCTTGATTCTTTGTACCATAAATCACTTACACAATAGAATTCTTTAAAATTGTAGTTTAATTGCATAAACGTGTATTGCTTGTAAGTATTAATTGTTTGTGCTTGTGCTGGCTCTAAGGCTATCAATTGGCTCACAATTATAGGTATCCCAATTAGGTGCCACCTTGCGAGCCTACCCCTACGGGGCTCGCCTTTTCGCCCTGAAGGCGAATGTCTTCTAAAGGTTATCATATGTAATCAAGCATCCTCTCTAAAACCGCAGGTCAGACGGCGTGGCGTTACTGTTTACATGCACCGCATTTGTTGTATTCCATTTTCCATCCACCGCACAATTCGCATCTTTCCACTTGCTTATCCATAATGTCTTCATCCAATCTGGCTCCCTTTCGGTAGCACTTCTGGCATTCTGCAATAACAATCCCTACTGGAACATCCCATCCATATTCAATTTCAAATATAGTGGGCCTTTTGCAAGCGTTGCACTTCATTACTGCCGCTTCAATCAAGGCTTGGCTCCCCACCCAGTACCTTTAAAGATTGCAGGTGTTGCAGTAAAGATTCTGCGCATTTTCGCTCCGCAAGTTGTGCAGGCAGGAGGCTCATGGTCGAATGCTAGGTCAAACTCCATGATAACCTCCTCACCAGCGCACTCATAATCGTATTTAGGCATGATGGCCATATTCGATTCGATTAATAACTCCGCATCCAACGCATTTAAGCAATCCCTCAACATGAACCATGCGTGGATCGTTGCAAAGTTCGCAGCATTCAGATAGCGGCACAATGTCTGGCACTACGCCATTTTGCTCAAATCTTAAACGTAGTCCGTCTGGTCTTACTATCTCTAAATCTCCCATTTATTTGTCCTTATCTGGATCTGGAAAGTAAAACTTGCCGTTGCTTGTAACTTTTGCCCAAATGGGCTCGCATTGGTCAGCCTTGCTTTTTTCAACGCATACATATCCCAAAAATGGTCTGCCAGTCTTACTGGTGCCCTCTTTACGCAACATTTGACCGTGTTTGCAATCAAAGGATTCGCCAACCTTCTCAGCGTTTAATTCTTTTGCCACATCATCGACTGACCATGCAACTGGTGCTGGATCTTCTAGTTTAGGCGCAGTCCAATCTGTATTGCGTAAAGCATTAACTACTGCTGCAGTTCGAGATCCTGCTGGCCCGTATTGTGGCTTGGTTTGCTCTTGGTTACCCTTTGCAACCCTTTCCATTTCTACTTGGCTTGGTCTTGCACCTTTTTTGGCATAAGTCCAGTTAGCGAGCGCACGGCCCAGTGCAGAACTTTCAGCAAGTTCGCAAGCAAACTTATTAAAACCTGAACTGGTTTTGACTTCGCTTGCCCAGCCAGTCGATACTGGATATTTATCAGCCTCAGTTCGATAAAGGCGAGCCACAAAAACATATTCATCAGAAGGAGCGTTAGGTGCCACAACCCTTTCTGTTTCAATCCTGCCGTCTTCGTTATCGGCCCAAAACTTAGCCAATCTTTCTTCAACCGTTTCATAATCCTCCAGATTAAAAGCCATAATTTAACTCCTGTTTCCCTTGTCGGTATTCGATTTGTGCACGAAGATCCCAAGTGCTCCCATCATGCCAAGCCTCCACATAGTGTCGGCATTTGTCGCAGTAGGTTCTTTCAATTCCGTTTGAACCTTTGCTGATCCATGTAGCAGGGTTTTGACCCTTGATTGTATGCGCTCCATATTGCGCTTTGCATAAGTCGCACCAAACACTGCGATTAGAATTTCGAATAATCGTCATTTAATTGACCCTCGAGTACGTCTTCGAAGAATCCAAGATATGCGACCGAATCCGCAACACTGTCATGATGTGATGGCGTTTCAACCAAACGAGCGATCTTGAGCCCGACCATGCATAAGACAACTTGGTGTGCACTAATTGGCATGTCAAGAATTCCTGACCAGATTTCTGCGATCCGTTTATGATTCGTGTATGGAGATCCATAAATTCGACCTCTGTCCTGTGTAAGTAAACGGGCTTCGTTAAATAATGCTTCACGATTATCTGACATTTCTCTGCACCACTTTCATGCCCTGTTCGTAGCCAGCACGCCACGCAGCATCTGTTTTTTTATTCATGCGATCTTCACGCCAAGCCAAAAAACTGTAAATGACCACAAATGTGATCATGGCAATTGCGGCTGCTTGAATGTCTGTTATATTGCTCATGCGCCGCTCCTTGCCTGAAGATCAAACAAGAAACTTTCATTACGTCCATAATGCTCAACTTCGGCACATTTGTGAGCAAATGGAATTGTGATATTTTTGTAAGCAGACTTTGTTGATATTGTTGCTGGTTCAGATAAGTACCAATTGCCTTTTTTAGACATGCGCCAAACCAAACCATCTTTGCCGCATTTATTGCAACTTTTAGTATTCATTTGATGCTCCCTATCGGATTGATTGAATTCCGATAAGTGAATAATCCTCTAAGTCAATCCAACTTGCAAATAGTTTATAGGCGTGTTAGATAACAATACTGTTATCAATGGCATCAACTTGTTCATCAATTGTTCGTGGCTTGTAGTCGGTTTCCCTAGACATAGGATTTGCCCAATGCTACAAATGAGCCGTCCTTGTTAATTGGAATCATGTGCGGGGTCATATTTTTGCCATCCCAATCAAGGATCACAATGCCCATTTGCCAGTTAGCGATACCTCGAACATAGCCAGCCTTAGACTTATTCATCAAGTTGCCAGTCTCTATGCCGTAAATCGTCCTGTAATTGGCTCCTACGCCCTCTGTGTAGGCACTTAGCCCTAACTTATGGGTATGACCACAAACAACGCTCTTTCCTGCCTTTTTGGCCAGATTTAGGGCAGTTATGCCTGCGTTGGGGTTTGTGTTGCCTTCATCTCCATGTGCCAGTATCCAGCCTTTTTCAAATTCGTAGAATGTCTTGTGAAATTGAATGCCCATTGTGGCGAAATCCATGAATTTTTCATACTGTAATTCTGGAAGCCCAATAAGGCTAGGGATTTTTAATAAAGCGTTATAAAGGCGATCAGTATGATTAGAACGGACAATATGAGCCTCTCTAGCGTGCTCGGTGAGATCCCAAAGAATTTGCTGAGTTGTTTCACGATCACGGTGCAAAGTCTGCTCATAAGCCAAAGGTGTTTTTTCAGCCCATCGACTGATTGTTTGAAAATCGATTTCATCGCCAACACAAAGAACACTATCGAACTTCTCCCGTCTGGCTAACTTAATTACATTTTTAACTGCTGCTTCATGGTGATAGGGAATTTGCAAATCCGAGATAACCAAGTATCGCTTAATGTATTAGTCCTCATCCTCATCGTCATCGTGGAATGGGGTTATGTCTGTATCGGCCGTTTGTGGAATTAGCCAATCAGGCATGGCGTTTTTGTTATCCATTAAACCCAGTGCCACTTCAACGCTGAAACCAGCCCTGCGAAGCGATTGATACCAACAATGCAACGCAATGGCATGCATGTCCAACGCAGTCGTTTCTGTACGAGCCACGCTTCTGCGAACATGTTTAACTGGTTTCTTTTTGGCTGCCATGTTTTAAATTATCGCTCTAAAAGGATGTTGTAAATCTCATCGACACGCTCATTGAGGCGTTTAATTTCTGCCATCAAATGAGTGATTACATAACTAGCAAAGCCACCGATTACACCGATGGTTGCAAAGTAAAGTGTGAAGAATTCTGATTGGTTCATAGTTTTTCAGTTAAACCAAAATCTTGTTCTTTAACATCTAGCGCCTTAATTACTGGAGCAATTAGCGCACCAAGCAACACTGCGTATTCTGGCTTCATATCACCAACAATTGCCAAGCCAACTGTAATTCCAGATGCTGCAACTGCTCGCAGGTATGACTTGATTGCTGCCTTGTGTTTTTTGTTTAGTTTCATAACTTACCTCCGAGTAGTGGGATGTCAAAAAATGACCCATCCTGATCTCCCGCAGGGCTAAAAGTAAAATGGATGTGATGCTTGTGTGGGTTCACGCCTTTGTAAGCACGCCATTTCCAATTACCTTTAGCAGAACATATTTTAGCATTATGGATGATGTATTCGATGCGTTTCTTAGGATCTGCCTTAGCATAAAGTCGGCATTGTTCAGCCAAGTCAATTGAAATGGATTTAGTTAAACGTAAATCGGCATCAATATCCAAACCACGAACTACACCAGTTTTAGGATCTGGATTGTGCGAACTAGGTTTTAATGCGTGCCTAGCATCTCCTAAAGTTCCATCTGATCGTCTATCACGATCTGGAAAATTATCATCTACCTGCTCACGAAACTGAACGGCAGACTTACTTAGCCACCATTTCATTTATGATAAAAGGAGTTTTGCTTCGTCTTCGGTGATGCCTAAACGTGCAAGCAATTCAGCCTTAGCCTCAGCCTTTGATGCTGCTGCTGCTTCATCTGCTGCAATCAATCTTTCAATCTCAGCATTTACTTGTGCCTGTGTTGGTGTTTTGCCTTCAATTGCAATCCACTCAATAGTTGAGTAATCGTCATTTTCTAACTTAAATTCACAATTAGGTTTAAGGCTAAAAATTGCTTTCACTAAATAATTCATTATGCACCAATTTCCATAAGAGTAATGACTGAAGTTAATCCGCTATTTTGTGCGATAAATGCTCCAGATTGAGCAGTAGTTTCGGTTTTTCCTTGAGTTTTATATGTTATTGATGAAGTAGTTGCAGGACTGTCAAGATAAGTCATAGCAGTTACTCCACCGATGTAAACCTCAGATGATCCACCAACTGCCAAAAATATGGCTTGCGGGCTAAGTAATGTAAATACATCAGTTGAATTTCTTAATATCCGCATACCTACTGCTGCAGTATTGGACGCACCTCTTTGAGCATAGGCTGCTTGATTTACCAATACTAGAATTTTTGATGATGCTGATGATGGAGTAATGCTTGCACTCAATCCTGTGTCTGTGTATGTAGTAGATGCAATAGTTGTTGAAGTTGAATAAGTAGCCTGCACAACCTGCAAGACTTTGCCGCCACCAGCAGGAGCAGCCCATGTTGGCACTCCACCAGCAACAGTTAAAACATTTCCAGTTGATCCAATTGCAAGGCGTGTATTGGTGTTTGCGGTTGCTGATCGGTATTCAATATCGCCTAAAGTAGTTGATGGGTTAAGGGCTTTGGTGGTTGTATCAATAGATGAACCCAAAGTACGGATAGCAAGTGCGCCATCCTTTACCAGATCGGTATCGTCTGGTGTTTCCCATGAATAGTTGGTTGTTGTTGCCATATTATGCTATTACTCCGATCGCTGATTGCCATGTAAGTATACCTGATAATGTGTTCCAAGCCTCTGAGGCTGAAACATCCTCCCATTGTTGAACGATGGTAGAGAATTCTATTGGGCTCAAGTTGATGGTCAAGAATAACTGGTTGAATGAGGTGCTCCAAGACCAACCTTCCACATAACCTTCAAAGAATCCTTGAGGGGCAATTTGGGTTGGCAAGTCTGTAATTGTGATCGGCTGACCTATAAATATGCCTAATAAAGCATCTCGATCAGTATTATCCAATTCTGGATTGGTTATTGGAAAAGTAATGCTTTGGAAATTGGCATATGGCAAAGACCGCAAATCTATGTATTTTTGAACTATTAATTCGGCATCTGTTTGTGTTTTGATTGTTGAGTTGATTACTTCTGATTTATAGCCATATATATCAACGCTATCCATGTTTACCAAAGATTCAGAATCATTAAAATTGTTGCCATAATTAAGAGTTATATCATTGCGAATATCGCCAGTTCGGGTTGTTGTTTGAATGCCTGCGCCGATTGCGGTGTTGGCTGAAATAGTGGTTGCTCCATAAGTAGCCAAATAATTTTGGCGGTGGTTTGCATCTGCATAACCAATATTGCCTGAACTGTCTTCGTATAAATAACCAAAACCTGAATTGGCTATAAGTGAAGCGATGTTGTAAACGGTATCGGCATCTGAACTGCGATTAACCATTTCATATTGGCCCGGCCGATCTATTTCTCCAAGTCCTAAATTTTCAGCATTTGCCCACGTTGTTGTGGCGTTGTAATTTGCCCACGTTTGGGATGCAGATACACCATTCCAATCACCAATAAGAAATTCTGTTAAAAGTGTGTAAATCTGATCGCCATCATCATCTGAAGTCAAAACGCCATCAGTAATTGTCTTAGTCAATTTAGATAATGATCCAAGTGCAATAAATGAATAAACAAAAACTGTGCCGACTGATCCGCTTGCACTAATAGATGTTGATAAATCGGTGATATTGCCGCCAAATAAATTTATGTAAGATCCAGTGCTATCTTTAATCTGAAGCGAAACACCATCATTGACTGCAAGCGTAAATGAGTTATTTTCTAAAGCAACCAGTTTGATTGAAAGAGTTGAAGCAGTAGGTTGGGAATAAATATCTGTCCGACCTGCTCGGTGAGAAATTTGAGATATTGCCACACCTGTAAGATCCACTCCATTGACTGTTAATTTCCAATCGGGAGTAAATTCACTCATAGCATGAATGGCGTTGAGATTACCGCACCGCCTCGACCTGCGGATTGATTAATAACATCTACAATTTGGCGAGCAGTGCTTTCGCTATCAATTGCTCCATTTACTGTAATATTATATGTAGCAGAATCTATTGCCATTTGCCTTACTTCTTCTGGTGTTAGCGCCCGACTGTATTGATATTGAAAACCAGTTGGATTAGCAGCACTTGCGGATGCTCCAGCACTGGCTGCTCCAGCAATAGCACCACCTGAAATACCCCCGCCAGATGATCCTGCAGTATTAACATCAAAAGATGGAAGGCTTAAATCTAATTTAGAAGTAGGCGTTTTAACCGATGGTGTTGGAGTAATATCAATTTTAGGAATGTATGCAATATCTGCTCCACCCTTAATGTAATTTAATCCAGTAATAACTTTATTGATTGAACCAATAATAAAGTTTACTGTTGGCTCAATTGCACGGACAATCGATCCAAAAATATCAATAATTTTAGAAGAAACTGATGCAGCAATATCCCAAAGTTTGCCAAAGATATTAGCAATGATTGGAAATACTTGTTTGAATATTTCACCAAGTATTCTAAAAGCATCTTGATTTTCTACAATTGCGCCTTTAATTTTATCGGCTGCTGCTTTATATTTGTCGAAAATAGGAACTCCATATTGAAAAATGTACCCAACTAACTTTTCAATAATAGGCAATAATTGAGCACCGATTTCTTCTTTAGCCTCACTAAATCCAACTTTTAATCTATCAATTCGACCTTGAAATGTATCGGCATTTCTGGCTGCTGCGCCACCATAAAGATCTGATAATTGTTGAGTAGCATCTTTGAAAGTCATAGTTTTTAATTCAGTTGCGGTCAAACCAATTCCAAGTGAGGCTAATTTCTTTTGATTGCCTTCGTATGCTTTACCAAGAGCCTCAGTTACATCAGCAAGAGGCTTTCCAGTTCCCTTTGATATATCTAGTGCAAGGTTTAATAAAGACTGAGATTTTTGAACATCTCCTGTAGCAACGCTTAATCTTTGGAATGCTGGTCTTAAATCATCATCAGCCACACCAACGGCTAAAGAAGTTTTTGTAATATAATCTTCAGTTGCCTTTATTTGGGCATCAGTAGCCCCTGTGGCAGTCTTTAATGCACTTGCTAACCTTAATTGCGCTTGCTCATCTTCAATGGCTGCTTTAACCCCATCTACGCCTATTTTGACTGCATAGGCAGCAGCAGCAACGGCAGCAGCAATAAATGCGCCTTTTGCCATTTCGCCAAATTTGGTAAGTTTATTTGATGATGTTTCTACATCATTATTTACGGCATCTAATTTCTTTTTAAGATCATCAACATCGGCAAGAATCGATAACTTAAGGGTACGATTTCCAGTTGCCATTATGTCCACTCCTTAAGGATGCGATTAAACGCAATTTCCCATTTATTAATTAATTCAGGCTGAATTCTGCGAAGGGTTGGATAGATAAACCATCCTCGACTACCTCTGCCTTGCCGTCCGCTATAAGTAGGGAACTGTTTGAACTTATTAGAACCAAACTCATAACCACCCCATAGGGTTTGCGTTGTAGCACCACCTGAAAACTTTTGGCGTGCGAAGCCGTAAGAGAACTCACCAATTTTCGATGATTTTGAAATCGATACGCCATCCGCAATTCTTTGCGCTGCTTTTGTGCCTTTAGTTCTTGTGCCAGCAGCCTGTTTAATTTCTTCTGATGCAAAATACGCCAAAGCCGCAGATTGACTTCTCGCTTCATCTGTTGCCTGATCATCCATTGCCTTAAATGCTCTTAAGACACCTCGGAGATCAGATTTATCGTAAGCAATTTTAACTTCCGCCATTTCTTCTCTCCAAGATCTCTAGTGCCGTTAAAATATCCTCTGCTTCAACCCATTCAGATATTGGGATATGAGTAGCAATTGCTAACTCAACCAATAACCTGCTTAGGCTTCCTTCTCTGTGGCTTTTGGGCTATCAGCCTCACCGACAACTACATCGGCTACTGTTTCCATCCAAATATCCATTGGTTTGACTGGCTTAGATCCTGCAAGTTCACGCTTGTGTGCATGATAAGCAAGAAACATAAGATCCCAAATACCCAATTTATCAGATGCTTGACCAATTGTGTTTCCTGTCTGTTTTTCCCACTTAGCCCACTCAGGAGGTTGGGCAATATATGTTGCTTGCTCTCCTGAGTTATATTCAATTGTGATTGGTAGTTTCATTTTATGCTCCCGTTTCTATTCTCTTATGAGAAAGTTTCTACAACCTCACCACGAGCCACTGGGAATGTAAAAGATACTGTTTGAGCATCCACCCCTGTGCCACCTGCAGTTGGGTAAACTGGCAATACTGGAAACACAAATTGCGCTCCAGTTGCTGCAGTTAGTGTAATGCTAATTTCTGAATTTGGTGATGAATCACACGCAGTCCATAGTGCTTCACACACTGAAGATGCTTTGCCCCAATCGGCCAAAATATCTAATTGGAACGTGCCTGTTACGTTTACAACTTTATAGGCTTCGCCATCTAAAGTCTGGTATGTCTGACGATCAAAAGTCTTTGTTAAGACTGCGTTTGTCGCTTGCGCTTCGATGTCTGTTCCACCTGTGAAAGACAACGAAATATCGCGACCTGTTATTACTGTTGTGGCCATGATTTCTCCTTATGCGGTTTGTGTGTAGTAGGTAGAAACTCGAACATCTGCGATTAGCAGTGTGCTTGCTCCAACTTGTGAAACTGTTGGTCTTTCGACCGAACTGACTATGTAACCTGATGGGATTACTGCCAGAACACTCATTAATAGTTGCTCGATATTGTCCAGACTTGCTGGATTTGAGTTGTAGGCAACTGCAACTGAAATTGTAAAATTGATCTTTGTGTGAATTGTATTTTTGTTAATTGTTTCTAATTCAAGATAGGGGCTATCTGGAACAATAACAACTGCTGGAGGAATTACCGACTCTGGAACAAAACTGTAAACATTACCTGCAACTGATCCCAGTGCATTTGCTAAAGGTGTGCGAACTTGTGAAAGAATTGTTGATGCAGGCATTATTGAGCCATGCTTTCAATATCAATATAAGGGCCTAAGAGGCCTACACAACGATTAAAGAGGCTGCGGCCCATCCTGAACGGAGTTGCAGTAAAATCAACGCCTTCGATCTGACCTCCTCCTGCAAGGCGAGATTGAAATACCTCTAATGAAACTACAAATACCGCTGATCGAACTGGCTGGTTGCCGACATAAGTTGATGCTGAAGATAAGGTTGCAGTTCCTGATGGGATGATATTTGCGCTCGCCACATCTGCGTTTGTAATGGAGCATGAGAATGTATATTGTCCAAGATTATCTGCCAAGATTGTGCGTGTTCCATTGTATGGTGCTCCGCATCCTGTAATTACTACTGATTGACCTTCTGTAAATTCATGAATGCCAAGAGTTGTAAAAGTTGCTACATTGTCTGTTAGTGATGCCTCTTGAATAGGGCTCTTAAAAGTAACTAACATTGGAAGGATAATTCCTTCACTTGTATCTATAATTTCATTCAAATAACTGTCTGAATAAAGAGATGAAGATACCCCAAGCACGGCTCTTAACTCGCTTGCGCTAATAATGCTAGGCATGGGATACCTTCCTCTCTAAACTCCCATTAAAGGATGCCTGAGATCGGGAGCAACCTCAGGCACTAACTGACTACGCTACTGAAAGGTAACGGAAAGCAGTTGGGTAACGATTTACTACTGCTGCATAACCATATAGGCCAATTTCCACACGGCCATTTGCAACCACGTTAGCACGTAGTTCGATGGTTCCGCTCTCATGGAAACGCATTGCCTGTGATGGGTAAACAAGTGCGTATTTAGCACCTGCATCGTTGCCTGTGTAGTTTGGATCTACTACAAGATCAAGTCCTGCAATTGTTCCTGCAGTTGTTCCTTGTGATAGAAGACCTGCTGCGTTTTGTGGAGCAGCGGCTGCAAATAGTGGACGGTTTGCGCCATCTACTGCACCTAGTAATCCAGCAAAATCAATTCCGCCTTCTCCGCCACCTGCTGCAACTAGCAAGCGGTTTGGTGTAAAGCGCATGACATTGTATGAATCAGAAATACCATCTGCAATTGACTTGTAGATTGTTGATCCAGTTGAAGCAGCAGAATTTTGTGCTGCAATGTTTGCTGCGTATGCATCTGTCTTTTGAGCATAGGATGCAGCCAACTCACGGATATAAAGATCTAGGAAACTTGGGTCTGAACGGTCAAGCAACTCAACGTTGATGATTCCAGCACCCGCAAATTTCACAATGTTATCTTCTTGGAAAGTAACTGTTGTATCTGTTGATGAAAACTCAGCACCTTCAGCAGTTAATGCAACTGTTGCTTGTGTTCCAAGTTTAGGTGTGAAAATCTTCATTCCTGATGCAGGAAGCGGTGCACGCTCGATTGAATCAATGAATGGACGTGATGAATCAATTACGCCGATAACATCCTTTAGGTAGTTTGGCGGAACCATTCCTGTGTTTTCTGAAACTGTAGCAACTTGTAATGCTGCGACTAAATCGCGAGCATCTGCGTCACCTTGAATAGCACGGATTTGTGCTGATGCGTATTGTCCTGCAGTAACGTTTGTATCAATACGTGGCTTTGTGTATGCAACGTAATTTGCTGTTACTACTGGAGCAGTTTGTGCCGCTTCTACCGCTTCGGTTGCGATAGGAGCCTCAGAAGTAATATCTGACACTGTGTTCTCCTCTGTTGTTGTTTCCTCAGCGGTTGCTTCGGAATTCTCTGTGGTTTCTGCACTCGCTGCGACTTCGCTCACTCTTGCAGAATCTATGGCTGGTTCTGTGACCAAACTGACCTCTTGTAAAGAACTTGATTTAATTTTTAGAACGCCATCTTCGTTTTTCCATTCGTTGATTTTTACACCAACTGAAAAACCATCACGCAAACCTTCTGCTGCTTCTAATAAAGAATCATCACCAGCAATAGTTGCTGCAACTTTAAATGTTGCTTCAATGCCTGTTTCATCTGCAGTAATGTCCATTAGACGGCCAATTGGACGTGTGCGATCATGCTCTAATAACAATTTAACTGGCTTTGAAAAATCAATTGAATCTTTTTGAAATACTGTTGCTCCTGCGCTGGTCATACCTAATTCATCCCAACTTACGATCTTTCCTGAGATGGTTCGCTTTTTACTATCAGCGGCGGTTAGTGTTATTGGGAAATTAATCTTCATCGGATTAAGTCCTCCTCCTCTTGTATTTGCTCAATGCTCATCGCACCGATACGGTTTAGGATTTCATAAACTTGTGCACGCTCTAAAGCAGATCCACGCAAGAAAT